GAACGATATTGCCAATCACCGCTGTCACCTCTGTCCCATCTCACCCAAACATCATAGGTCATTGCCTCTTTAATTAAAATTAATCCCTTTTTAATTTCAACAGAATTCCAAGCAACCGTGCTTACATCTCCAGCCTTCGTATGATGAATTGTTCCAGGCACGTAGGTAAATTCTGGCTGTACTAAAAATATTGGAGACCAGTGTGAAGTTCTGTTCTTATCTTCTGATATGACTCTATATCTAACTTCATATCCTTCTGTTACAGAATTTATTGCTGGGAGTCTGCTTTCAAGGATCCTAGCCTTTTTAATTACTTCTTTGGCCATTAAGAAACGCCTATCGAAAATCTAAACTCAATATAATTACTTGTATTAGGAGACTTAACTATGCTTGAAGATGTTGAGTTTTTAATAACAGAATATCCAGTTAGACCGTACAAAGGATTTAGGGTTGATACATTTTCCAACCTCATTGCATCTAGCGCAATGTAATAATCATCTGATGGGTTTGAACTAACAATAGCAGTTGCATATATCTTTACAACAGTTACAGCATCCCAGGTAAAGTTTGAACTTATGTATAAGTTTTGAAGTTGTTTAGAAATAACGAAGTATCTATTTGTATCAAAGTCATACTCTCCTGGGCCAGTACCATTAACTAGTTCTGCCTCAAACCTTGCAAATGCTTCTGGGTTTGCAGAGTCTGTAGATGCAAAGTCTACCAAAATTCTAACTGCATCTGGAGAAGAAGCATTTTGTAAAATTTCTGATGCGCCATCTTTGTTAACAATTGAAAAAGCAAGTCTTAATTCATCTACTGGAGAGTTTCTACTAAAGTCTACGTTAGGTCCAGTTAGGTGTATGTGATTTGATCCGTTCTCAATAACAAAATGATCTTGTCCTGGTCCACTTTCTGAACTAATTGTTAAATCAGCATCATCGCCTCTCATCATGATCACATTATTAAAAAATCTAGGTCGTTCATATCTTTCTGCTCTAGATGTTTTATAAAAAATAGCGTTGTCTGCATTTGTTTGAAAAACCTTATTGGTGGTTGCAATTATATTATCATTGTCTGGGGCATCAAGAGATTCTGAAATTGTTGGGATTTCTGTTGCTTCTGATGTTGTGTGATACTGCCAATTTTCTGTTTGTGTAAAAGCAAAAACAGTTTTGCTGTCATACGCACCTGCTGCAGAGTTTGCTCCTGCAGAATATATGCCCACTTCTGTTATTTCATATCTTTCTTCTGTAGGTATTTCTGCTGTTAATACAATTTTTTCTATACCGTTTTCATTAATAAAGCCCCTTGAGGATATTGGAACTCTAAACATTTCAAAATCTAGGCTTTGTTTATTTGAATAGTCTTCGGATGGATCTGACAAAAGAAGTGGCTTCTGTCCACAACCAACAGCAATAAATGAAGCATAGGCTGGAGCCTGTCCTAGCAAGTACTTTCCAATAATAGATTTGCCAGTATTAGTAATCATGATTCTTCTCCATTTAAATATCCCTCATATATTGTACCATTAACGACAATCTGTATCTCTATCTGTTCATCACTATCTAAATTAACAGACTCTACAACAATGTCTCCTGTTTGAATATCTGAATACACATATGAGCCATTAGGTCCAGTTGGACTGGTTGGTACCTTTTGATCTAGTTTTATAGAAAAATTGTTAAAGTATTTGTTTGAGGTTGATTGTAGTCCTAATATATTATTTGGATTATACTGCTGCTCAATATCTGATAAATTTTTGATAAGTTGATATGATATCTGTTGACCATTTACAGTATCATTTCTAGCAATATTAATTAACTCATGCCCTCCAATATTTTCAAATATTAGATCTGTCATAAGTTCAATTGGAACTGAGTCATCATCAAAAAGAATATTGTCTGGTATAGAGGTTTTAACTGGGTCTACAAAGTTTGAAGAAAATGAATTCACACCAGCGTTAGATGGTGTTTGTGGCGTAGGATTAACTGTAGACATCTTATATCTCGCTCACATATATTTTCATGTTAGGCCCATCTGGTGTTCTTGAATATTCGGTATTGTATACAACAAACCTAGATGTGTCGGATGCTACCAAGTCTAGCCCGTTTGCATCTTTATAATTAATTGTCACGATATCTCCTAACTGAATTGTTGGAATGCTAAAAATATCTAAACCAATAGATTTTTTTGGCTTCATTAACTTATTAATAATCCATCCCATTAACTGCTCTGCGTCATCCTGTGTTTGAATATATGGGCTATCTATAGAAAATTCATTTTTGCCATATATCATTCTGCTCTGCTTGATCTCATCATATTTTGCACGTTCAACAACTGGAGATACCAAGACTTGATTTCCTCTTAGTTCTGGATCTGAGAAGTTGCTTCTCTTTTTAAAATATTCATCAACACTTAGTTCGTGTGTTGTGTCTTGTGTAAAAGTAATACCCTGAATTCTTAAAAAGTTTCCAGTTGTTTCATCAAGTAGAAGGGACTTATCTGTTGCATTAAATATTAAAAACTCAGCGCCATAGGAGTCTGCTTGAAACCCTGATGTTGTATATCCCTTTATTCTATTAAATGTTGGAGATAGTTGTGCGTATAGTGCTGGATATGCACGATCATATCTAATATCAAAGTAAGCACACTCTCTCATGATTGTGCCAAATTCATCAAAGTACATATTATATTTTGGTGATTCTTGAGCGCTTATTCCAGACAGGTAGGTGGACTGGACGGACCCGCTAATGGCATACTTTCTAAACGACTCATTAAGATTTATTTGGTCATCTCCAAATGCTTGAGACAAATTATCTACAGCAGTAGATACTGTGTTTTGAGAATAATTTGAGGCAAGAGCATAAATATTTTCAAACATACATCTTGATGAACCACGAGCAAACAAAGCCATGTTGTTGTATACAGGAAGCGGATCTGTATCATCTACAACCTGAATCAATTTGTTATTAACGTATAGATAAAACTTTCTAGTTTTTCCAATGTCTTGGTACTCTACAGACAAATCATATACTGTAGGATTTTCTTCACCAGAAACCCTATACTGTCCAGTAAATCTACCGTCATCTACCAAAACATTTGTTAGGCCTCCCCAAAGTTTAACTGGTACAGCCTCTGCCTCATCCGTACTTCCTTCTTTTTTCATAACCTTATAGAAAATAATATTGTTAACTAAATTTCCATTTGAATAAGATTCAATATTATTTTCTGTTAGGGCAATAATTTCAAAGTAATATCCGTTGTTAGTTTCTGGATTTAGCAAAACCGCTAACCCGCCAGAGCCACCACCGATATTAATGCTCTGATTAGATAAAGATCCAGTTACTTGGTAATACGAAGAACTGCCTATTGGTGTTTGAGATCTAGAAATATTATTCTCAATTTTTCCAACAACTCTAATTCTAGTTCCAAAATGTTTATACGCATTATTTAATTCTTTATAAACATATGAAATAAAGTTAACAGGTTTTTCTGTTGTTTTAAAAGATGGACCATTTACAATTAATGCAGAAGACTGAATTGTTCCTGATTGCGTTGACTTTAAACTATTAACAAGAGTTTCTGTTAAATAGTTGGTTGCCATAAAATTTTTAATAACGCCATTTCTTGTAGTTTGTCTAGCCAAAGAATCATTTTTCCCAGACGTGCCAACTACAAGCCCTAAAGATTTTGCCTCTGCCTGAATATCTTGGGTAGGTGATAAATCGAAAAGATATTGAGAATTCATATTACATCCACGAACATATCTGTTGTCAGACCAATAAGAGTTAATTCCAGCAGAGTGAGAAGTTATCTGTGTACCAAACTGACCACGACCATGAGACTCAACTGCACCGTTCTTGAGTCTAGTTATTCCAGAAACAGTCTCGTAGTATGGGGTTGAGAAAATTCTTACAAGACCAGTTGGATATATTTTTCCATTAAACGGAAGTGAAGCAAAATATTTTTGATACTCTTGATTACTAGAAATCCAAACATTGCTACTTCCCTGCCTATTAGAATTTCTCCATGCTCGAATGTCTTCTTCCTTTGTAACATTGCTTGGTGCAAGTTTTCCAGGCAAAACTATCTGTGGCTTTGTATCATCCAATGATCCGTCAGACTTTATTGGGTACCAAATTGGTAAAGTCACATTGAACTGTGCTGCATCATATCGTATTACTTCTCCATTAGAATAAAAATATCCGCTATACCTAGTAAGCCAGTATACGTTTTCTCCAAGATCAATAATATTGTTAATTAGGTTATTATTAACTACGGTTGGAGCAACACCTGGTATATCAGAGTTAATAGGCATTGCACCTAATACATAACTTCCTTGCTTAGATGCAATCTCATTTATTGTTTTTGTATTCTCTGTACCCGCAAC